TATAAAATACCTTTAAAGCTATCACTTAAACCCGTTTTTTTATATTCAAGAAATATAGATGATTTGTAATTATCACTTGATGTGAAAAGTTGTATAATTTTTTCATATAAAGTAGTATAATCTACTAAACTTAAAAGTGATGATAAAATTGTACATAATATCGACCCAATTAATAGATCTACTACGATATTACCCGTTTCAAAATATTTTAATAATTGGTTTTTAATTACAAATGTTCCACCAACCGCGTCCATTTTATAAATACTTTTATAGAATAGTTAAAAACAATACAATAATAGAGTATTTCAATTTTTATTATTTAAATTTAATAAATAAACTATTTGGATTTGGATAATTCATAAAAGTCACAAATACATCTTAATAACTGTAAATCTGTATCAACTCCATCATTTGTTATCATATAAGCATTACTTGTATATTCTAACATTTCTATTCTTAACCTTTCCTCCAATGACATCTCTTTTAGAACATGCATTATCGTAAGTAAAATATCGTTATTACAATATCCTATTTCTTTTAATTTTAATACAGTAGATACTGCTTCTTTTAATGAACCACTCAAGCACATACCTATTAAAGCAGTAATTTGTATTTGAGGTGGTTTCTCACAAATTTTATAAACATTATCATAAGTTATTTTATTAAATCCAAAAAATGTAGATTCTAAACAATTAATAGCTAATCGTATATCACCTTGAGCTATAAACATTATTGCATCCAATCCTTTATCATCATATGTTATCTTTTCTTTATTACAAATATGAATTAATCTATTTTTAATAACATCATTTGATAATGAATTATATCTAATAATTAAACATCTTGTTTGAATTCCTTCAACCAATTTATTATAGTCATTACATGTTAATACAAATTTTGTAGTTTTATCATAAATTTCCATTAAATTACATAAAGTATTTTGTGCCTTTTTTGTAATATTATCCGCTTCATCTAAAATAACTAATTTAGGCAAATTATTTTGCGTTGTTACTTTCTTTTTACAAAAATAAATTATCGAATTATTAATTGTTTCTAAACCTCTATTATCAGACGCATTGTACTCAATAACTGCTTCATTAAAAGATGACTCATATATTTGTCTAGCTAAACATAAAATAGTACTAGTTTTACCCGTTCCAGGATGACCCGTTATAATCATATTAGACATTTCACGATTTGTAAGAAAGTTTTCCATTTTATGTCTTGTAATATCATCTAATATTACTTCCGAAAGGACAGCAGGTCTATATTTTTCAACCCATGGTAAATATATACGATTTGTTTTTACTTTTAAAAAATTTATTTTTTTCGCTTTGTTATTATCATTACTACTATTTGTTAAATTAAAATTTAATATTTCTGTATTCATTTTATTATAATATAATAAAACTCCTTTATATATAATTTAAATTTCAATTTATATATACCGAATATTAATTATCATTAAAAGATAATTAATATTTTAAAAACTTATAATTTTGTTTTCATGAATTAACTTACCACCCATTATAATAATTTATATTTTTACATAAATTTTGTTTTCAATTCTGATATATCTACCTTATTAAATATAAATTTAAAATTATCATATGTTAAAAAACCATTCTTTTTACATCCTTTAATTAATTTTTTAAATATCTTATCTATATTTTGATAATCCCACTTATAATCATCATACTCATTCAAAAATTCTATTATCCCATATTTTAATGTATTATACTTTATAACTTTTTTGTAAATACAACTAGATAATAATAACATTGCAGTATCAAAATCATCTTCATTTTCTAACATGTAAACAATCCAATAATATACTATCTTATTCGATTTTATTGGAACTTTCATATTTTTTATATTTAAAATAAAATCATCTAAATTATTATCATCTTTGTAATCATTTATATTACTTTTTACACATACATCAATCTGATCATCTGAAATATTATCATCTGTTTTATGTTCTACTTGTGGAATATTTTTATCCTCTAAAAAGTCTTGAATCATAAATTTTACTTTTTTATTTAGAGAATCATTATTCAAATATATTTTAAAATAATCAATAAATTTATTCCTTTCACCTATTGATAAATATTTAAATAAACTTTCAACTAATATTATTCCTAACTCTAATTTATAATTTTTATTTATATCCAAAGTTAAATTCTCTAAAATATATGTTATAATATCTTTACTAATTAAATTATAACTATAAAGTTCTGAAATTAACTTCATTAATCCATAATTCATATTTTTAACTCTATAAAATTCTTCTGTATTACAAGTAAAATAATCATCTAAATTTTTTTGATAATTAATATTTAATTCCTCAAATTCTGTCTGAATTATATCTAGTATTTTTTCACTTATAAATTTGTTATTAAACCTCCATTTATAAACATTTGAAAAAATCATCTTTTTTAATAAGTGATTCCAAACATTTGAATTATGGTCAAATCTATATTTATCAATTACACTTATTAGCAAAAAATCTATATGATCCTCTGAATTTAACTTTAATTTCATTATATTATGTATTGGTTTCTCATAATTTAACTTTGAATACATATTTAAATTACTATTTATCTTCTTTTTGACTTTCTCATTATCACTCATAAATCTCTTTCTATGCCATTTATTAGCATTTAAATTAATATCTTCTGATATTTTTACTTTAAAAGATTTTGAATCAGTTGATGATTTCATATTTTTTGCAATCGATAATATTTTTTTTTTCATTTTATCTGTAAGAACTACCTCATTTTTAAATTTAAAAATAAATTCGGGTTTATATTTTTTAAAATCTGACATTTATTTAAATATATAAATATTTATTTAAATATCTATATTTTAAATATATTAATATATTATATGGATAATACTATAGAAAGAAAACCAATTAATTACACTTTCTCTAAAACTAAAATTAAGTTAATAAATGGTGGTAATATTAATATGGAAGAAGATTATATATTTGAAGGATCACATATTACTACAAACGCAAATGAACCTTTAGATATAACAAAAGCAATTAATGAAATTAATAAAATAAATAATTTAGATTATATTGGTAATGTTCCTATAAATCAAAACTAATTAAATCATATGCACAATAAATATCTTTATTGAAATATTTATTTGTATCATCTATTATATCTTTTTCATCTTTCATTTTATCATTTTTAAATTCATATCTATTACTAAAATGTGTTAATAAAAGATAATTACAATTTAATTTCAAAGCATTACCAGCAGCCATTCTATTGGTAGAATGACCATGTAATATTGCCTTTTGTTCTAATTCATTCAATTCCTTATCATCTGTTATTGCATATGTACATTCATGTATTAAGATATTGGAATTAACAAAATGCATTGCCATATTTGATGCATCACAATTATCTAAACATATTACAATACTATTATTTTTTAGTTTAAATGCATAATCACTAATGTTTAATTCTATATCTGAAAGTTGAATTTTTTTTACTTCCTTTATCTTACTAATAATTTTTGTTACTGGATTATAACCTAACAATTTTATTTCATCACTATACTTCTCTAAGATCGGGTTTAACTTATTTATATCTATTTTTGGACTATTCTGGCTTTTTGTTATCTTATATGCATAACAAAATTCCCTATGAGTTACAAAACAGCATTCAAAAATATATCTATTCTGTTTAAATCTAATCTCATTTAATTTCTTGTACACATTATCAGATTCATGAACCAAAATATTATATTCATCTACACAACAATATGGAGGCCGCACGTTATCAACTATATATTTCTTTATTCCAATAGGTCCATAAATATTTAAGTCATCTTTACGATATTCATTAATTGTTGCAAGTAATCCTTGTAATCCAAAAATATGATCTCCATGTAAATGTGTAATGTATATTGCAAAAAGGTTATTAAATTTTAATTCTGATTTTAATATTTGATTTTGAGTACCCTCTCCACAATCAATTAAAATATATTTACTATTATCTAAATCAACTGCTATTGATGTAACATTTCTATGTTTTGACGGTTTTCCAGACGCTGTTCCTAAAAATGTAATTTTCATAATTTGTATAATTAATTAAACTATTTATATAAATAATATTTTCAATTTTAATTTAAATATTATATTAATATATATTCATGGATAATCAAGAAATTATTAATTCCTTAAATAAATATAAAAAAGAAGAATTTACAACAATATTTTTAGACACAACTATAAAATATTTTCAACAACTAAAATCAAATATTAATGAAATCACTGACAATGAAATGTTATTAACTGGTATAAAACTTAATTTATTATACAATCCAAATAAGTACTATGTATATTTTGAAACTACTTTACCTAAAGATATACTATGCTATAGAAAACTAGAATTAACACAAAATCAAGCAAATAATCTTGTAAATCAATTATTTGGAATTAATCAAGAAGATTTTTCATTAATTTGTAAAAAATTAAAAAGTGATGACAAAATATTCTATTTTTATATTTCTAAATCCGAATTAAAAGACAAATCAAAATATTTAATTACAAAATATAACTACGAATTATATTCAACATTTTTAGGTATACAAACATTATATTTCTTAGAACACCAAAATTTAGAACACTATTGTAGCGACATTATTTTAAAAAATTCTAAAAATTTATATAAAGAACTTTTTAACTATTCTGAAGTTTATCAAGAACTAACATGGCAAGAAAAAGATAAATTAATTATTTTTAGTGGTTTGATTTATCACTTCTTAGGTACATTGTATACATCCGATTTAGATCTTATTTTTGTTAGCAATGATGATAAAAAATGTGAATATTATTTAGATGTCTTCAAAGATTTAGATACTCATATTTTAATGAGTAATAAAACTTTAAAAACTAAAGAAAAAGCATTACCTTATTTAACATTATGGTTAAAATATGAACTTCCTAGATTAGGAAATGTCGATAATATATATACTGTCTTAATTAATCCAAAACATCACTTCCATTTTTTTGGTTTTAAATGCTTAGATATTGTTATAAATGTTCAAAGAACTATATCACGTAGTAACGCATTAAGTATTTTGGATATTTATTTACTAAAAACTATGAATAATCTTGATTTTTACAAAGATTTTTGTCTTAAAAATATTAATATAAGACAAGGAAAAGTTATTGTAACAAATGATGGTATTGGATTAGATGTTATATATAACAAAGCAGTTGAACATATAAAAAACTGGTATAATAGAGACGTCACAGTAGATGAATTAAAAAAACATTTTATTAAATGTGAGAAATTATATAAAACAATATATTTTAAAAGGCCACAATATGTAAGTAAATTAATAGAAAAGGTAATTACATATAATAGAGAAGTTACACGATTTTATTTTAAAAAATATGCTTTTAATGCAAATAAATTATTAGATATTGGTATTGGTAAAGGTAATGGATTTTATGATTATTTTAAATTAAATATAAAGACTATTCATGGAATAGAACCATCACTACATAGCATCGCAATTGCTAACGAACGTACAAGTCGGTGGAAAAATGCTGATATTAAAGTTATTCATGGGTTTGGTGATATTGAATGGACTGACAATATATTAACTAAAAATACTTATGATATTATAGTTTTAACATTTAGTATCCATTATATGATTGATAAGATTGATATTTTAATTAATAATATTAATAAATGTAGTAAACAAGGAACATATGTTTACATTTTTTGTTTAGATGGAGATAAAATATTCTCTAAATTAAAAAAAACACAGTATGGAATTAGATATCAAATTGAATATAATAATGAACCTTTTTGGGGAGTTTATCAATATAATGACTATATTCCAAATAAATTTAAAAATCCTTTTAAAATGTTATTTTATTTAAAAGATACTTATGGTGTAAATAATGGTTCTGAAGAATACTTAGTAAATATTGACTATTTAATTAGTAAATTTAATAATTATAAACTATTAATTAATAAAAATTTCTTAGATAACTTTAAAGAAATTAATAAATTAACAAATAATAATATAAATTATAGTTTTCAAAAAGAAATTCTAAGTTTACATAAAGTTCTTATATTTCAAAAATTATAACTTTTTATATTTCTTTAATTGCAGTTTTTGGATTGTAGTCAGAAAATTAAAATTAATTTTTTGGTGTTGTTTTTTTAGACATTGGCATAGAATCTACTAATTTAAATAACTTTAAAATATTTAAACTTTTGTAGTTTTTCTTTACTTCCCCATCATATCCAATAATCTGTATATTAAAATTATTATCTAATTTTCTATTAGTCAATAATTTTATTTTCCTTTTATGAAATTCTTTTATATTGTCCTCATATTTTACTTTAACTTTTTTATATTCTTCATTTTTATAAGAATTTGTATGTATTAATAAAATTCTATATTTCCATTTATATTTATTTAAATTCATATAATATTTATTTATAAAAAAATTATTTAATATATTTTTCAAATAAATTTAGTGTATTTTTTAATGAATTCATCTTCTCTCCGTTATTCCCAATATCTAAATTTAATTCAGTAATATCTATATTTACAATATTTTTATCTTTAATAACATCCAAAATATTTTTAGTCTCATCAAAATATAATCCATTTTTTACTCTAGTACCTGTACTATGAATTATACGTGGATCCATCACATCTATATCAAATGATACATGTATAGGACTATCACCCATAAAAGTTAATATTTTATCAGTACTCTTTACTATATCTGTACGAATTTCATTAACTGAAATATATTTTATATTATTATTTTCTATTACTTTCCTTTCATAATTATCAATATCCCTAATACCTACATACATTAGTTTGCTAAATGACAATTTATTATTAATAAAATTAAACTTTTTATAATTATCTAAACCAGTTAAAAAACTTAACGGCATACCATGATAATTATTTGTATCGGATGATAATCTAGTATTTATATCTGCATGAGCATCAAACCATAATACTTTAAGTCCAGGATACTTATTCAAGGAATCGGCAATTGTAGCAATTGCCATAGAATGATCTCCTCCAATATTTACTTTTGGATGATGAATATTTCTATTAACCGTATATAATTTTTTTAGATTTTTTGAAAGATTTACAAGATTCGGATTTTGTTTACATTTAACCTCATAAAATTTATTATTATTATTCAAAAATTGCTTTATGCGAATTGGGGTTTTTTCTACTCCAATTTTCCGTTGACCCAATCTATTTGAGAAAAGTATAATTCTATTAAACATTTTTTTTAAATTAATTACATTACTTTATAATATAAAACTTTCAATTTTATATTATCACTTATAATTTTTTTATATCTAAATTTTTATTAAAGCAATATTTTAATACCTCCCAAATATTACTTACACAAGTCACTTTGAAATTTTTATCAATTAAATTATTCTCTCCCGCTAGAATTTTATCCAAATCTGGCTTATTTTGCAATGGTACAAGTGCATGTGTCGCTCCAGCTTTTTTAGCTCCAGTTAGTTTCTGACTTAAACCACCTATTTCTGTTACTTCACCTTTTAAATTTATTTCACCCGTCATTGCAATCTTATTATCAACTGGTTCATTTAATAGTAATGAAATTATAGCTGTTGTAATTGCTGCACCTGCTGAAGGACCATCTTTAGGAGTAGCACCATCTGGACAATGAATGTGAATTCCTGTATTTCCAAAATCATTCCATTCCTTATTTAATCTCTCTTTACATTTATTTGGAATAATATTCCACGCAACTGTCTTCGCACAGCGCATTGACTCTTTCATTACATCACCTTGTTGTCCAGTTAATTCTAATTGTAACTTATTCTTAGTTGGAATTGAAAATGCCTCTATTGGAACTAAACCACCAACTCCCATATCATTTGCCCACAGACCATTCACTAAACCTACTCTTGGCTTATCATATATTTTCTCCGCTTTATGAATTTTTCTCTTCTCAAATATATCACCTGTTAACATCTCCTCAGTTATTGTTAATGGAAATTTAACCTTATCCCCTAATAACTTCGTTCCACTTAACATCCTCAAATTTAATTCTTTACATATTTCTAACATACACTCTTTTAATTTACGTACTCCTCCCTCAAATGTATAATTCTCAATAATAAATTTAATTATCTCATCTGGAAAATCTATCTTACCATTCTCATAACCAACTGAATTAATAATTTTTGGAAGTAAATATTTTTTACTAATTTTCATCTTTTCATTTAATTCAAACCCATCCGTTCTAATTATATACATTCTATCTTTTAAAATCTTATTTATTTTCCACTCCTCATTAAATGAAAATATAAATATCGCCTTCGATAAATCAAAGTCAATTCCTTGATAAAATTTATCATTAAAATGACTATTTTGAGTTGTATCTGTTAAATGCATTAAAATATTTATAATCTCTTCTCCTTTCGCAGTTTCACTTACTTTATCTAACTCATCAAAAAATATAACAGGATTCATACATTTCGCTTGCATTAAACAATCTGTAATTTTACCCCATCTTGACCCTTCATATGTATAATCAAAACCTTCTAAATATGCAGAATCGGTCGCACCACCTAGTGCTATAAATTCAAATGGTCTACCTAATGCTTTTGAAATACCATCCTGAATTAATTGTGTTTTACCTACACCTGGAGGACCCTGTACCGCAATAATTGTTCCTCCTTCTTGAGGATTTGAAATTGTTTGTGCTATTACTTGCAAAATTTGTTTTTTAGCATTATCATGACCATATACTGCATCATCCATATGAGATTTTACTGATTTTAGATAATCTTTAATCTCTCTTTTGGATGAACTTAATGAAACAGGAGTCTCCTTAAATACTCCAAAAGGTATTTTATTAATCCCATCTACCCAATTCTTTAATTTAAAGTATTCACCACTATATGGTGGCAATGACTCGAAATTTTGTAATTTATTTAAAATTACTGATTTATTTGTAAAAGTTGTCTTACTCTCAATTATTTTTAACATATTCGGTTTATCCACTTTATAATTATTCTTAATTTCATCTATTGTCTCTAAATATTTCTTCTTCTCATCCTCTTTTAAACTCTTAAAATATTTCATCTCATCCTTTGGTGTTAATACACCATTTGTTAAAAATTTATGAAATTCTTTATCTAACTTATCTTTCGGCTCTTCATACTCCTCCTCATCATCATCTTCATCCTCTTCATCCTCATAATCATTCAAAAAATCTCCAAATTGATTACCTTGATTTTTATTTAAATATTTCATTGGATCTATCATTAATTGAAATATAATATTTGAACCATTTCCTCTCGACGGAGGAAGATTATTTAATTTATTATCCGCATCTAACTCATCCAATTCATTTAATATTTCTAACTTGTTATTAACATATTTCTTCAAATCTAATTTTTTATTATATTTATACTCAAATCTAATCTCACTTATCAAATTTCTAAGAATTGAATTTGATAACTCTACAGCAGATAATGAAATAATGTTATTTTTATGTTCCTCATTTTTTGAAAATTCTGAATCATTAATTTTCTGTTCTAATTCATTCAAATATGAATTAATATTTACTTTTCTTACATTACTTAAATCATTTTGAATCTGTAATAATATAGACTTCGTTAATCTTCTTTTTAAACTATCTTCATTTAATAAATCTAAATTATGAGAAGTAACATTCTCATCATCACAATTATCATTTATATCAATTAAATCAGAATTAATACTCTCATTATCATCATCTAATGACTCCTCATCTGAATCCTTATCTGATGAATCCTTATCTGATGAATCATCATTTGATGACGGAGTTCCATTTTCTTCTGGGTTATATTCTGAATCATCACTTTCATTATCATTATCTACTTTTCTACGTTTATTATCTTCATTATCATCTGTTTTGGGTCCTTGTCTTTTTCTAAAACTATATACCATTTTTTATATTTATAATTAACTAGTATTTAAGTATCTTTCCCTATTTAAAACATACTTGTCTCAAATATATTTTTCACTTTTTCACTTTTTCACTTTATATTTAGATTTACTTTAATAAAAATTAATCTAAAATTGATTTATATTCACTAAATTATACGTTTTATATATTTAAAAATAATACACTTATAATTAATAATATGGTTAGATTGACAAAAAATATAGACGAGTGTGTTAACTCAATCAAGGAAGGTAATATTATTGTATTCCCTACTGAAACTGTTTATGGAATGGGCGCTGATATTTTTAATGAAATCGCTGTAAATAAAATTTATGATTATAAAAAAAGACCAAAATCAAAACCTCTTATTGTTCATTTACATAGTTTTGAACAAGTAAAAGAATTAACAACTTTAGAAGGTTCTAAATTAAATTTTTTAAAAGATATTATGGAAAAATTAAGCCCAGGACCAATTAGTTTTCTCATACCAAAATCTGAAAAAGTTCCTCATTATATATCTGGAGATTCTAACAAAGTTTGTATTCGTATTCCTTCCAATGAAACCGCTTTACAATTTCTTAAAAAAGTTAATATTCCTATTTGTGCACCTAGTGCTAATCTATATTGTCATGCTAGCCCTACATGTACTCAACATATATTGGATGATTTTCAAGATAAAAACTTCCTAGTTTTAGACGATATTTATAACGACACAGTTATTGGAATTGAATCAACTATTGTCGAAATAGACTTTGAAGATAAAATTATAAATATATTAAGACCAGGATTTATAACTCCTAGTATGTTATGTTCTATTTATCAAGATTTTGATTTTAAATATAAGTTAGATAAAAATGTACCAGGATCAACCATTAAACATTATTCAATTAATAAAGATATACGATTAATACAAACAAATGAATTAATTGAATATTTAGATTTTAAAAACTCCTCTCTAATTGAATTTGGTAATAGATTTACCAATAAATCCTTTAAAAATTACTACTCATTATCTATTGAAAAAAATTATATAGAAGCAATGCAAAGATTCTATACACTACTAAGACAGTCTGAAAATGACTCCTCTCAATATATCTATATTTATTTACCACGAAATATTGACGAAAATCATTTTTATACATCATTATTTGACAGAATTATTAAATGTGTTGATGGTAAAGTACTCACTTTACAAAATATAAAAGAACAACTACAACAAGTATCACTCAAAGCAATTTAAGCATATATTTATATATAGTTTATAAATATATGAATACAGCTGTTTGTGTATTAATTATTAATGAAACAAACAATAACTTTTTATCAGTTAGTCTTAAAGAAGATCATACTGATTTTAATTTACCAGGAGGTAAAGTTGAAATGAATGAAACATTTCAACAAGCAGCTATTAGAGAAATTAAGGAAGAAACTGGATTAGATATATATAATTTAACTTTTTTACATAAAGATATTGATATCGATTATGAAGTTATCACATATTATACAAAAGAATATCAAGGATTTATTAATACAGTTGAAAATCATATTGTTAGATGGCTACCATTATATGATTTAACAAAATCAAAGAAATGGCCTGAATATAATAGTATGGTATATAATAAATTTTTAGAATTAAAACTTTAATCTATTTCAAAATTATAATCATCTAATAAACCACCACCTAACAAATTTATACCATGTACTTGATTTATAAATGGTAATATATCATTATATATCGGTTGACTTATCCACAATAACTTCTCATTTAATGACTTCTCATTCGACTCTAATTTATCTAATAAATCTTTTCTATGAAAATTTAATTTAATTAAAGTAATATTCTCTAACTCAATAATATTCCTTTGATCATATCCTTGCTTATATTTTAAATCTTCTACTGGTCTTAGTACATTGTTAAAACCTAATATTATTAAAGGTAATACTATAAATATTATTATTTTTAACATTTTTATTCTAAATAATAAAGTTTTAAATATTTAGAATTTCAACATTTTACTATTTCTCTATTTTTATTTACTATTATTTTATCACCATCTATACAATAATTTTTATAAATTACAAAATATGGCTCCATAAATTTTTTAAATGTATCTAAATTCATCCCACCATTTGGCTCTGCATTTAATCGCCATTCAAATATATTATTTAAATCATCTGTTTCTAATATAATCCAAATATTTATTAATTTTTGGATTTCATCATATTTTTGCAAATTATCATTAAATATACTTAACTCCGATTTTAACTTGTTTTTTATTACTTTATAACCTAACATCCACCCTTCTAGAATTATGATATCTACTTTTTTATTACTTTCAATATAACCACTCCTATCACCAAATCCATTATATAAACTTTTATCATATTTTGGTATTAACGTTTTTTTATTATTTTTTAGATTTATTAAAGTATTAAATAATAATTTTAAATCATGTGTTCCTGCTAATCCTCTAAATTTATATAATACATCATTGCAACTTTCTAAAAAATTATTCATTTCTTTATAAGGCAAATAATAATCATCTAATGATAAAACTATAACACTATAATCTTTTGATAATTCATTATATAAAAAATTATTTAATGTTGTTTTACCTATTCCTTGCGGACCATGAATACCCACTATATTTATTTTATCTTTTATTGTATCATTCTTAATTTTTTCTAATATATATCTATTCATAAAATATAAAACAAAAAAATAATATTAATATTAAAAATATAAAAATTTATATTAAAAAATCTGGGGACCACGATCTCACCCAATAAGTTAAAGAT